TCCAATAATAAATCTGATGACAATAAAGGCCAAAAATCTGGTGAAAACGATTCAGGTGAAGAAACCGATAGCGATGAAGATGGTGATTCATATAATCGTTGGAAAGAATCAGCATCATCATGGCAAGACCAGTTTTCTCCATCATGTTCTACGGATGAATCTTTCCGTAATAATGAAACTATGTTGTTGGATGAAAAATGTAAGGAGTTCTGCTATGTAAATATGGCAAAACCAATTCTGAAAAACATTGTTACACCTGCTAAAACGGTTCAAGCAAATCTAACCAAGTTTTATGGGAATTGTGTTACTAATCAATACATTCAACCCGGTTTAGCTATGGAATTAGTAAACGATTTCAAACGCAAAAATGAAAGATATATTGGTTTACTTGCCAAAGAATTTGAAATGCGTAAGGCAGCCAAAGCATTTAGTAAATCAAAGCTTGCCGATACTGGTGATATTGATATTAATAAGCTTTCATCATATAAATTTGATGACAACATTTTCCGTAAAGTGATGTTGACACCAAAAGGCAAAAGCCATGGTTTGATTTTGTTGCTAGATAAATCTGGTTCTATGTCAAACAATATGTCTGGTTCAATTGAGCAGATTTTGGTGCTTGCCATGTTCTGTCGCAAAGTGAATATTCCTTTTGCTGTGTATGGTTTTGGTGATAGTGAAGAAGCTCGCATATGTGATTTGAATATGACTGTTGAACAACGGAAAGAATATGTCAAAACAAATCGTGCTGAATTTACCAGAGAACTTGGTTCAGTTGAATTAGGCACGGTATTTTTGCGTGAGTATATCAATTCGCAAATGTCAAATGCTGAATTTACTGGTGCATTAAAGAATATGTTATTGCTCAAAAAAGCATTTGAAGTAACCCGTCTTTATCGTTCAGATGTTCCATTGCCTGACTCTGAGTACCTTTCAAATACTCCGTTGACACAAGCTTTGGTTGCAACTGCTGAAATTATGAAAGAGTTTAAACAAAAGAACAATCTTGACTTAACAAGTTTGATTATTGTCCACGATGGTGATGCTGATTGGATTAACAGATTCTATGTCACTTATGATGTGGTACAAAATGGCGAAACAATCGTTAAACATAGCACCGAAAGAATGGACTTTCATGGTAAAAATGTTTATCTTGTTGACCGTGAAAATAAATTCCAAATGAAACTTGACGGTGGCCGCCAATCGGTCAACATCGCTGTATTTAAATGGTTTGCTAAAGTGACCAATTCTAAGATATTTGGTTTCTTTATTATTTCAAATCAAAGTGCAGGTCATACTCGTCAAGCAATTAACAATAGATATTCTATTGGCGAAAATCAAACATTGGCTGATTTACACAATAAAGATTATTACCAATGGTTCAACAAACAAAAAGAGTTGGTAAAACAATTTAAAACTGAAAAGTTTTTGATTTCAAAAAACGATGGTTATAATTCATTCTTCCTTATTTCTGGTGGAAGTGATTTGAAAACCGAGCAAGATGAAATTGAAATTGAAGGTAAATTTACCACTAAAAAATTGGCATCAGCTTTTGCCAAAATGAACAAAAAGAAAACAGTAAATCGTGTGCTGGTTTCCAAGTTCATTGAAGGCATTGCTGCCTAAGCTGTTGTTTTTAGGCAACAGATGCTCTTGACAAAGTGCATCTGTTATGATAGAATGGTAGTATTAAAACTGTGAATGGGAGTTATTATATAATGACAAGTCGTGCCGAAATCAAACAAAAATTTATGGATGCTTTAGTTGCTACAGGTAAACAAACCATCAGCAAAGCAGAAATTAAAGTTATTGCTGGTGAATTGGGTATTGCTTCAACTCAATTTTTTACTAAAGATGAAGCTAATCGTGTTGGTCGTGGTAAATACCGAGTACCTACTGCTGGTGCTACGACAATTGCTTTACAAGCCCAAGTGATTCCAATGGCAAAACCAATTCAAAAATCTGAGAACAAAATTCAAAATGTCCAAACCGATTTGGATACTACTGATTTGGTTCCTAAATCATATAAAAATTATGTGCCGTTTGGCAACTTTGACGATGTGCTTTCAATTGTAACTTCAATGCGGTTCTTTCCTGTTTTCATTTCAGGCCATTCTGGTAATGGTAAGACCATGTCTATTGAACAGGCCTGTGCCAAAGCCAAACGCAAATTCGTTTGTATTTCAATGACACCTGAAACCGATGAAAGTGATTTACTTGGTAACTATGTGTTGATTGATGGTAATATGGAATGGCGTGACGGCCCCGTAACTACGGCTGCTCGTCAAGGTGCTGTGCTTTGTATTGATGAGATTGATTACGGTGCTCAAAATCTTTCCTCATTACAGCGTGTGCTTGAAGGCAAACCATTTATGCTGAAGAAAAAAGGCGAAATGATTGTACCTGCACCTGGTTTTACGGTGTTTGCTACTGCTAATACTAAAGGTAAAGGCTCTGATGATGGTCGTTACATGTTTACCAATGTGCTTAACGAAGCCTTTTTAGAAAGATTCCGCACTACAATGGAACAGGAATTTCCTCCTGTTAAGATTGAGCGTAAGATTGTTGATAAAGAATTATCTTCCGTTGGTCGTGCTGATAGTGAATTCGCCGAGAAGCTTGTTACATGGGCTGATGTAATTCGTAAAACATTTATGGATGGTGGTTGTGATGAAGTGATTTCCACTCGCCGTTTAGTCCATATTGTAGAAACCTATGGTATCTTTGGCGATAAAATGAAGGCAATTACCTTGTGTTTGAACCGCTTTGACGATGATACCAAGGCAAGTTTTGTTGACTTATATACCAAAGTTGACGCTGGTGCTTCTGCCGAAGAAATTCTGGCACCACAACCTGAACCAGAAGTTCCGGTAAATGAAAATCCTGAGGCTGAAGAAAATCAACCTTTCTAATAGTAAGTTGTTCGGCACTTGACCCGGCAATAGCCGGGTCTTTTTTCACTTATACCTGTATAATGGTTGACAGCAGGTTCATAATCTGATATACTTGTATCATATTTGAGAGAACGGTCGCCTCTCAAATGCTTTTTAATTTGCGACCAATTTATGGAGTTATTTGTAATGAAATCAACTAAAGCTCGTGTTCTCGCCTATTTGTCCAAAGATAGCGAATATAACACTCTCACACCACAAAAAATGCAATCTGTTTTTGGTGTTGCTAATCCTTCCGCTACTATCAATGAGTTGCGTAACGAAGGTCATGCAATTTACCTGAACTCACGCATCAACGCAAATGGCGATAAAGTTTCCTTCTATCGTCTTGGTTCTCCAACCAAGCGTATGGTTGCTGCAGGCATTGCTGCTATTCGTTCACAAGGTGAGCGTGCTTTTGCCTAAAATAGTTTAGGAAAAGTAAAGAGGAAGTTATACATATAGGTGTTACTTCCTCTTTTTTATTTATGGAGTTATTATGGAAATCCAAGTCAAACTTGAAGATTTGAAAAAAAATAAATTGTTTGTGGCCACGCCAATGTATGGCGGTATGGCACACGGACTTTATATTAAGTCGTGCCTAGATTTACAAACCACCATGTCCAAATATGGTGTTGAAACTAAATTCTCTTTTTTATTCAACGAATCTCTTATCACAAGAGCTCGTAATTATCTTGTAGATGAGTTTCTCCGTTCCGATTTTACTCACCTATTGTTTATTGATAGCGACATTCATTACAATCCACAAGATGTAATTGCTATGTTAGCCTTAGATAAAGATGTTATTGGTGGCCCCTATCCAAAGAAGTCAATTAATTGGAGTAATGTGGCACAAGCGGCAAGAAATCATCCTAACCTAGAACCAAAAGAACTTGAAACCTTAGTTGGTGAATATGTCTTTAATGTGGTTTCTGGAACAAAACAGTTTCAGGTTACAGACCCATTAGAAGTGCTAGAAATTGGTACAGGTTATATGATGGTAAAGCGTGAAGTTTTCCACAAAATGGAAAAAGAATATCCAATGATTCGTTATAAGCCAGACCATGTAGGTCAAGCAAACTTTGATGGCTCTAGATATATTCATGCATACTTTGATACTGTGATTGATAGCAAAGGATCAATTACTGATGGTGGTTCTGACCGCTATCTAAGTGAAGATTATATGTTCTGCCAGATGTGGCGTAAAATGGGTGGTACAATTCATTTATGTCCTTGGATGAAAACTCAGCACATCGGCACCTATGCGTTTACTGGTAACATGCCCGCTGTAGCACAATACACAGGTCGTCTATGACAAGTAAAGTAGTAAAAGAATCCCAAACAGCCACAACAGGTGGTCGCAAGTTTGATGGTGGCAAACTACAATATGGTTTATTACCACCACTTGCACTTAAAGCTGTTGTTGATGTATTAACCTTTGGTGCTGAGAAGTATGAACCTGATAATTGGAAACATGTACCAGATTCCAAACGCAGGTACTTTGATGCAGCCCAAAGGCATTTATGGGCATGGAAAGAAGGCGAACAAATTGATCCTGAATCTGGCAAACACCATTTAGCACATGCTCTTTGTTGCTTGACATTCTTATATGAACATGATATAATGTATTCTGTTGATGATAAATCTTAATTATGGAGTGATGTATGAAATTATCTAATGAAACCGTAGCAATCTTAAAAAACTTTGGTGCAATCAACCAAGGTATTCTTTTTAAACCAGGCAAAACACTTAAAACTGTGTCTAGCCATAAAAACATTCTAGCTGAAGTATCTATCAAAGAAGATATTCCTGCTGAATTTGGCATCTATGACCTAAACAATTTTCTGTCGGTCATCTCTTTACACAAAGATGATCCGTCATTTGAGTTTGATGAGAAACAAGTTACAATCGTTGGCAACAAAGGTCGTAGCAAAATTAAATATCGCTTTACTCCATCTAATATGATTGTTACTCCACCTGAAAAACAGTTGACAATGCCTGATGCAGAAATTAAGTTTGAACTTACTGCTGAAGATTTTGAATGGGTCATGCGAGCTGCTAGTGTTCTTTCTTCACCACAAGTTGCAATTGAATCTGATGGTAAAAAAGTAAGTATTGTTACACTTGATTTACAAAATGATTCAGCACACACCGATGCTCTAGAGATTTCAGCTGGTAATGGCAATAAGTTTAAAATGGTTTTCAAAACAGAGAACATCACAAAACTAATGCCTGGTTCTTATGATGTCTTTATCTCATCAAAAGGTATTTCACA